AGAAGGGGATACCAGAATATGAGTAAAGAAGGTAAAACAGATATATCCGAATACCAGCAGAAGCACAAGGAACAATATCAAATAGATATTTTGACTGCTATTGTAAATGAACTTACGGATGATGCTTCGACACAAGTCAAGGCCATAGATCATATAGTTAACCGATTAGATAAAATAGAGAATTTTTTGGATCAAATATCAAGAGAAGTTGAGAAAGATAATAATGTGGACAGGATTGTTCATTAATTTAAAACAATAACTTTTTCCTTGTATTGAACACCATTATAGTGTATAATGGTTGTGTTGTTATGATGAAATGAGAGATGTATTTTCATCATATTTTTGTAAATCCTTTTAAAGGAGATGTTTATGGGTATGTCAGTAAAACATGGTCAACCGAAAATTGGCCGAAAGAACGCTCGCAAGATGACTCGTGCTGAATGTGAGCTAACAGATTTGCCTCGATGGGTTCAGATTTATACTAGCCCTGCTACTGGTGAAACTGCGTTTAAGAACGCAGACATTGTCGGTGGCGCAAAGACTGTTTATTCTATCCGAAAGAAACTTTCTAAGTTTTGGGGATAGGATATGATTGTGGGGGGGCTTCGGTCCCCTCATTTTTTTCTTTACTTGGTGGAATGGATAACATGAAGAAATTTATTTTGTTATGCTTTGTTCTTATTTCATGTACTGCATTTAGTGGTAGGATTGCTTATGAACCAAAGCTATCTGAATATAAAAATGAAGTTAGGTGTTTAGCTCAGAACATTTATTTTGAGGCTAGAGATCAACTTACTAAAGGTCAGATTGCGGTTGCTCTTGTTACTATAAATCGTGTAGAGAGCCGACGGTTCCCGAATACTATATGTAAAGTTATTCATCAAGGCAGTCGTTATGATAATGGTGAGATAAAAAGAGATAAGTGTCATTTCTCTTGGTATTGTGATGGTAAATCTGATAGACCAAGAGATAGATTAGCATGGAAAATTTCAATGCTAATATCAAGGGCTATGTTGTTACAGCCAGGTGTTCATATTAAACGCTATGGTGAACCATGGCCGATAGAAGATTTCTTACATGGTGCTACTCATTATCATAGAGTAGATATTAGTCCATATTGGAATCGTAAGATGATTAAAGTCGCAACTATAGGCGATCATGTATTTTGGAAGGATTATTTAAACGATTGATGGCAAATCATACGGGGAGGAAATTGTATGTCAAAGGAGAAGAAAGTAGACGCACAGCCGTCAGTCGAAGAATATGGTATATATCTTCTGATGGATGAAATATCTGATAGTAGTTGTAAAGATGTTATTCAATTTATTATATCAAAAAATATATCAAAACCATATCCAAAGTATTTACAGTTAATTATTAATTCTGGAGGTGGTGATTTACAAGCAGCTTTTGCTCTTATAGATATAATGAGAGGGAGTGCAATACCTATTCATACAGTTGGTCTTGGGTGTATAGCATCCGCTGCAGTATTAATATTTATTGCAGGTGAAAAGGGACAAAGAGTATTAACACCGAATACCTCAGTATTGTCACATCAGTATTCGTGGGGAACATATGGTAAAGAACATGAGTTGTTTAGTACAGTTAAAGAATATGAGTTGACTACAAAACGAATGATGAATCATTATAAAAAATGTACGGGCCTTACTGAGAAAAAAATTAGAGAATTTTTATTGCCACCACATGATATTTGGTTGAGTGCAACAGAAGCAAAGAAGTTTGGAATTTGTGATAGTATTAAAACAGTCTATTAAGGAGAAGAAATGAAAATAACAGTTGGCGATACCATAATGAAAGATGGCAAGATTATTAAAGTTCGCGATAAAGAAAAAGAATATAAACCAAAAATTGTATCAGATACCATACCAACATTTGTGCAAGACATTGATGGCAGGTGGATAAAGAACCCACTCTTTGTTAAAGATGTTGATGGTAAATGGATTAAAAATCCAGATGTTCAGGTGGAGTGCGACAACTAATGACTATTGATTTAAATTTGAATATTGAACAGTTAGTTAAAGATAAAGGGCTACCTTATATGGAAGCAGTTTTACATTATGCAGAAACTTCTGAACTAGAACCAGAAGTAATGGCGAAAATGCTGAACCAATCCATTAAAGATAAAATAGAAGTTGAAGCACAAGAGCTTCATATGTTGAAACAGACCGGAAAGCTTCCACTATAAGAAAGGAGAGGTGAACTTGTGGGCATGGGTGGGCAAAGATTTCATAATGAAATCTTGGAAGCGGATATATAATGATACAGAGTAATATAATAATATAACGTAATAAGGAGTATAAGCATGGCAAGTTTTAAAGAAATGAAAAAGAACCGTATGGCTAATTTGGAATCTCTTTCCAAACAAGTTGAGAAGTTAGCAGAAAAACCTTCCTATGAAGATGAACGGATCTGGAAACTAGAACGTGATAAGTCTGGTAACGGATACGCAGTAATTCGATTTCTCCCAGCAGCACCAAAAGAAGATGTTCCGTGGGTTCGTATTTGGACACATGGCTTTAAGGGTCCCGGTGGATGGTACATTGAGAATTCTTTGACCACTCTTGGTAAGGATGATCCTGTATCAAAAGCTAATACAGCTTTATGGAACTCTGGTATTGATTCTGATAAGAACATAGCCAGAGAACGCAGACGTAAGTTGAACTACTATTCAAACATCTATATTGTTGAGGATAGTATGAATCCAGAAAACGAAGGTAAAGTATTTCTCTTTCGTTATGGTAAGAAAATCTTTGAGAAGATTACTGGTGTTATGAATCCAGAATTCAAAGATGAAACTCCACTAAATCCTTTTGACTTTTGGGAAGGGGCAAACTTTAAAATCAAGATGCGTCAAGTAGATGGTTTTCCAAACTATGACAAATCTGAGTTTACTGATAAATGTCCTTTGGATAGTGATGAGAAGAAGATGGAAGAAGTTTGGAGTCAGCAGTATCCTCTAAACGAAATTATTGATGAAAAGAATTTCAAGAACTATGCAGAACTTGAAGCTCGTTTCAATACTGTAATTGCTCGTCAAGGAGATGAGTTTGTTGGTAATATTGAGGAGAGTACAGAGGAACCAGTTGCTTCGTCAGAAAAGACTGATGATACTTTGGACTACTTCAAGAAGTTAGCAGAACAAGAGTAACTTCATATCGGAGAGGGCTTCATGCCCTCTCCATTTTTATGTTGTTAGGTTTCCCATCTTAGGATTTCCTACTGGTCTTTGTTGACCAACTACCATAGTTGATTCACCAAGAGTTGTGTTATTTACAGTAGTAGTATTAATTCCAACATTACCACCAGCAGAGCCACCAGATAAACTTGCAGTTTGTTGTTGTCCGGCAGTTAATGTAGCTCCCTGTTGATTAGGATGTAATGGTTGTATTTTAACAAATTCAGGTCCTGCTTCTCCGGCAATAAATCCTCTTGGGCCATCTTTTCCAACAACTCCTTCAAATCCTTTTGCAGCTAGTTGAAAGTGGAAATGTTCACCAGTTCGTTTACCTTTATTAACACTTCCTTTTTCCCATTGACCCCATAATCCCATTCCTGCAAATTTACTACTTATATCTGCCCAGACAGTCGAAGCATGTGAACCAAGATCACTTGAACGTAAATCAAATGCTGTTCTTTGGATGTGTTGTGATTGTGGATTTGTTTTTGATAGTGGATGGTCTTTATCTCTAAAACCACTAGTAAAAGTTGGAGCTGCAGAAACACCAGCTCGATTCCATGTTGTAAGAATTGCATCTTCAATTGTATCTCTGCCACCAAGTTTATTCCATGAAACACCACTCATGTTTGCTTGTGATACTTTAACTGCTTTATGTTTGTCCTCACCACCAATATTTGAATCTTTTGTCAGTTGTGTATAAAGCTTATCTCCTAATGCTTCTCGTATTTTTGCACTATGACCTTGTCTCATTTGGTTCATCAAATCAACATTTGCTTTTCTTCTTTTTCCTTTCTTTCCCCCCCTGCCTCTTTGTTCAATGCCTTTATGTTCAGCCCATTTATCTTCCATTTTTGAAGTAATATTGAGTCCACTAATTGTCGTTTTTTGGACAGGTGGTGTATCAGTTGGTGCAGTTGTTCCTGTATCAGTTGGTGCAGTTGTTCCTGTATCAGTTGGTGGTATTTGTTCAGCAGTTTCACCTGATACTCCCCCTGCTTCCCATGC